TGCCAGCAGTGCCTGTTGTGCCAGCAGTGCCTGTTGTGCCAGCAGTGCCTGTTGTGCCAGCAGTGCCTGTTGTGCCAGCAGTGCCTGTTGTGCCAGCAGTGCCTGTTGTGCCAGCAGTGCCTGTTGTGCCAGAAGTGCCTGTTGTGCCAGAAGTGCCTGTTGTACTTTTTATCGATTTAATCTTATTTGATAAATCCATCAATTGTGTTACATATTGAATTATTTCGGGGGTAATTAAATCTTTACTTGGACCATTTGTGAGATCATTAATAAGATTTTCTTTGGTTGATCCTATTTCACTTGCAATATTAGTTAAAAGAACATCTATATTTTTATCCAAAATTTCTAGATCGTTAGGTGACAATTCTTTTTTTCCACCTAAGCCCACTGATCCTTTTAATTTATCTAAAAAACCAGCTTCATTTAAAAATTCTTTATACAACTCTTCGGTGTAATTTATTTCATTCATATTATATATATAGTTTTTTAATCAACGTCTTGTATACTGATTCTTTTAAAGTTTCACCCGCTTGTTTAGCTAATTGATTAAGAATGTTTACATCAATTTGACCTCCCATTTCTTGTTTCATTTGATAACCTGCTAGTGCAGATGCAGCTTCATCTTTTGTTAATGTACCGATTACATTTACACCATTGATTGATAAAGGTATTTTGTCACCCACAAGAAGTGCGTTAAATTTAAGTGGAGCTCCAGAATAAAATTGTTCTGGTTTTATAATTCCTGCTTGAAGTGCTTTTAATAAAATTCTATATGGTCCAACTCCAAATGTATCAATATAGGATTGCATATATAGACTTGAATCAATTTGTCCATTTAATGCAGCTTTACCTATTTCGTTTACAGATTTACCAGCAATAGCAGCAGTTACATCACCTGTAACTGCAGAGGTTTGTTTGACTATTGTTGCTAGTGCGTTTTTAGGTAATCCACCGGCGCTATTAACAACTTTCATAATATCCTGTGTATCTGCCCATTTAAGGAATTCTTTTATCCCTGAAATACTTTCCTCAAAATTCTGATTACTAACCTCTGCTTTAAAAGCATCAAGTAATTTTTGATTTGTGCTAATAATTTTCAATAGTGCTGGATCCGCGCCGGGCCTTGGAGCAACCATTAACTTTGATATATCAGGTTCAGATACCTTAACGTTTCCACTCAACGTAGCTGCATCCGAAAACTGATCTGATCCAGGTGATCCTACAAAGTAAGATTTAGCGCCATCAATAAATCCTCCGCCCTTGAAGTAACTAAATAATCCTTTTGTAAGTGATCCACCAACCAATGATAAACCTGTGACTACTAATGCATTTTTAAACGCGTTGCCCCAAGATTCTTTTTTGAGATAATGACCAACAATTGTTCTTATTAATAAACCAACTAAAACTCCGATTGCCAATGATGTACCTACACTAGCACCTGCGAATGATACTGATAACATTTTTGTGATGTTAATTAACAAACCGATTATTGTATTGGTCCATTTTGGATTTAATTTTGTAAAATTTTGTAATTGATCAAGAGTTGATTTTCCAGAAGAATCGTTCTCATATGTTATGGTACCATCAGGTGCTCTTTTTGCAATCTTCATACTTGGACCCAATTTGGTCATTATCATTTGCCAAGCTGATCCTTGTTTTTTAGCATCCAATATATCTGATTTTAATGAAGACGACCAATTTACAAATCGAGTGAAAGCATTTACTACAATCGATTGAAATAGGTTCATTGCGATTTGTCCGGCTTTACCACCTAATTCTTTTGTTTTTAGTGCAGCCTTTTGAATGATGCTTGGTTCGGATCCAATATTTTTTGGTATGGATGTATCTTTTAGTCTTGCATCAGAACCAAAATTATCTAGATATGATTTATTATCACCGTGAAATTTATTAATCAGTGATAATATATTTTTGGAAGTATCAGCTGTTGATACTGGATCTGATGCGGCTTCTATTAACAGTGATATGTCTGAAATTTGTTGATTGCGTTTGTATATTTCTCTTAATGTTTTACGAGTACCAACGCTTAGTTTAAATTCTGCTAAATGTAGGGTGTTATTTTCTATACATTCGTGAAGAATAGCTAATTCATTTAACATTCGATTGAATGTAAATTCAGATTTTTTTAAATTATTAATGGTTTGTTTAGACAAATTCGGATTTAACCATTGATTTTCTTCCAATAAAGATATCATATATTTATAAATATGCTGGTGTAAGTAAAAATTGATTAAAATAAAGTTGACACAATTGTGGTTTGTATGTATTATAGATTATATTCTAAGGCTGGTAATCTTAGAGTCATTGGTTTATTACCACGTTTAAATATTAAATTAAATTATATTAGTATGACAGGTAAAAGTGAGAACTCAGTGCAAAATAGTGTTAAATACGTAATTTTACGTGATGGTCGCCGAGTATCGGATTTGGAATATATTTCCAAAGATGAAGCTAGAGTCGAATATGATCATTGGAAGTCTATTATTAAAAGATGGCCAGATGGATCGAAAGTTGAAATTGTAGAAGTTAAAAATAATTAATTATGGGACTAAGAGAACAAATTAAAAATGCAAATTCAGAATCAGAGATTACTTCTCTACTAACAAAAGCTCAGTCTTTTGAGTTTGCAGCTGATAAAACTAAGAAATCGTGGAAATCAACAGCTAGATTTAGATTGGCGCAATTGTCAAGTAAAGATGTGGCACAAAATCCTGAAAAACCTGTTGAATCTAAAAAATCTTCTAAAAAGAAAAAAGGTAAATATACAGAAAATACAGAGGTTGCGAGTTTGTAATTAAGAATATATTTGATATGAAAAGACGTTACGTAAGTAACGTCTTTCTTTTTTTACAGATATTTATATATAATGTCAGGTAAACTTTTAACATTAACCTTGCCTTCTGATTATGATCAGATGGAAAGTTTAATTAAGTTGAATAAAATAAAATTGATGGAACATATAGTTACATCGATAGGTTATGCGTTAAACAACAATTTAGATGTTATAGAAATATTTAACTTTGAAAATTCAGATTTTATTGTAGTTCTTGACTACGAATCGTTTGAATTTAATTTAGATAATATATACGACTATTATATTTCTACGGAAATTTATGAAAAATGTAGTCGTGTTTTAAATATCAAACAACAACTAAACCAAAAAAATGAGCAAGAAAAAAGACACAAGTCCAAAGGTTCACCAAAACGAAAAAATTAGAGAATCAGTTAGAATAGATGAACGATCTCTTACCCCAAAACAAATTGAATTATTAAATTTACTACAAAATAAAACAACCAAACTAGTCTTTATATCTGGCCCAGCTGGAACTTCCAAAACATATACATCAATATTAGCCGGTTTAAACTTATTGAATCAAAAAAGAGTGAGTGAAATAGTTTATGTACGAAGCATAGTAGAAAGTAGTGATAGCAAATTAGGATTTTTACCAGGTGAAATGGATGAAAAAATGAGTCCATACATTCAGCCATTGATCGACAAGTTAGAAGAATTATTGCCAAAACACGACATTGACAAGTTGAAAAAAGAAGAACGCATTCATGGATTTCCAATCAATTTCTTACGCGGTTTGAGTTGGAATGCTAAATGTATTGTTGCAGATGAAGCGCAAAATATGACTAAAAAAGAGTTAACTACATTAATAACGCGTGTTGGGGAATTTAGTAAGTTATTTATTTGTGGTGATCCCGATCAAAGTGACATAAATGGTAAGAGTGGATTTGTACCAATGATGAATACGTTTGACGACGAAGAAAGTAGAAATAACGGTGTTTATGTGTTTAAGTTCACCGAAGAAGATATAGTTAGAAGTGGTTTGATAAAATTTATATTAAAAAAATTAAAAAACGTAGTATAACTTATAATTATTAGTATAATATGGCGATAGTATCCAATCAAGGTAGATCCGTTACCGAATTACCAACATTAACAGCTGGTAGTATCGGAAATAATGATTTTTTAATCATACAGAACGTTAGTAGCAACTCAACTAAAAAGTCAACAATTAATAGCTTTGTACAAAAAACCGGCGTTCTTTTGACAAGCTTTAACAATTTAAACTTTGTAGGGCCAAATAATACATATACAGGTTCATTTAGAAGTTTCGAGGGAGACAATTATTCCATAATCAGCCAAAAAGTACCAAATGTATTCAAACGTGCTATAGTAAGTGACTACCTAACTATTGGATACAATCCTACAGCTCCTACATTTTTAGGGATATATGCAAAAACTATTAATTTTGATCAAGCTATAGGTGGCGGCGGTAATATATTATTTACAGGCAACGGTATTGATAGTGAAATTAACATTTTAGATTATCCAGGCGGTCTTATATTAGAGAACACGCCATTAAATATACAACAAATTACTGCTAGTTTAGGTATTACCAGTAGTTTGAAAGGAAAATTACGTGGAAATGTAACATCAACCACTGGTAAAAGTAGTTTTTACAATGTAGACGTAAATAACAATTTATATGCAATTAACGCTGAGCTTGATAGTGTTATAATTACTGGCGGAACAATTGAAAACGTTACAATTAATGGTACATCTATCGGGGGAACAACGCCTGGTATAATATCAGGATCTAAGATATATTCTCAAAATGGATTTACTGGAATTTTTACTGGAAGTGGTAATATTTCAATGACGGGTAGTTTAAAAGGTACGTTTTTAGGAAATATAACAATAGGAACAGGCACAAGTACATTTAATAACATAACTTCTTCTAGAATTTATTCAACTGTTTCTGTAAAATCGCCGTTATTTATCGGCACATCTAGTTATTCCTTCAATGGTATTGGTGAGATTTCCGCTTTTACTAGTAGTTACGCACTTACATCCAGCAGATGTATGTCAACTACAGCTGATACAGCTTCGTATTTAGTTTGGTCCAATTTAAACACAAATGGTACTGCTAGTTATTCTTATAACGGAAATTTAAAATACTCTTCATTTTCCAGCAGTTATGCACTTACATCTAGTAAAGCAATAAGCAGTAGTTATTCATTTGAAACCACAACGTCTTCTTATGCTATAAGAGCTTCAAGCGTTGCTGGTACTGTAGATAATGCGATCAACGCATTAACAGCTGATTCTGCTACAACATCTTTGACCGCTTCTTATTTATTAAAAGGTGCATTAAATAGTTCTAGTGCTGTTCCTTATTTTGATGGTACTAGATTGACCACTTCGCCGTTATTCTATAAAAATGAAAGTGGACAGATTAATTTTTATATATCCGCTTCTGCTAAATATGGTCAGTCTAATTTTATAGTTTTAAATAGAGGATCAGGTACATCCAACGCAGCGGGACTAGTATTACAAAATAAAAATAGATCAAAAGGATATCCAAATCAAGACCAATGGTATATTCAATCTGTTACTAGTGGTAGCTTAACTTTAAGCATAACAACAGGTTCATATCATCTTAAAAATGCTACTATAACGTCAAGAACAACGAATACAGCTGGAACTATGGCGGCTATGAAACACATGAGAAATGGTTTCTATTTTTGGCCATATATTTACACTGATTCAGCTGCTAGAGATGGTGCTGTAGGTATCGGAGTTACTCCTCCACATGAACCAACTGGTTCTATAAATAAATATTTACTTGCTAAGTTGCATATTAGAATGTTTAGTGGCAGTAATCAGGCCGCAAATGTTGCTGGATCAGTATTAGCAGGAAATTTTATAAATGGTGCTCCTGTGGGAGTAGAAAATAAACAAACAGCAATTTTGGTTCAATATGGATCAAGTAGTTTTTCAAATACATTTTACGTATCAAGTAGTGGAAATATACGTGCTTATGGATCTATAAGTGGTAGTAAAATGTATTCTTATGGAAGTATAAAAGTAGATAATGGATCTTTTATTTCCAAAACTGATAGTGCTATTTTAACAGGATCATTCAAGGGCAATTATCAACAAGATTATACAACAGTAAGTGCTACAGTTGCGGCCGCAACCACTAATTTGAGTTTTGATGACTATGATTTTATTTATCTAACTGCTACTGCAGCTCAAACATTTAATGTAAACTTGACGCAAAAGAAAGTGTGTTATTTATATTTCTATAATAATAGCGGAGGTACATCTTTTACTTGGAGCACAAGTACATCAAACTCATTAAAGTGGCCAGGAGCATCGGCCTTAAATCCTGCAAATGGAGCTAGAGATCTATATTCCGTAGTTTTAATGGGTGGCGAAATTCTAATAACCAGAATAGGTGCTTCTTATTCTTAATAGTTTATATTTATAAAATATGTCAACTCCGTGCAATAGTTTAAATGTTCAACTAATTAAGGTAAGTGAACTTGCTAATTATACAAACATAAAAAATGCAGATCAATTGATGGTTGTAGAAAATACAGATGGTACAAAGTTTTCTAGAAAATCTAATTTGTCTGATATCAAAACTTATGTAAATTCAGGAGGTATTTCTGGATATACTACTTCATTGTTCAATTCTACTACTGATGTGAATAGTTTTTATACGAGAAACACTAATGTTTTTTCTTTTTCACACGGATTTTCTTCAGTACCATCTTTGGTCAGAGTGGTTTTAAAGTGTGATGCAAATGATGGAAGATTTGTTATTAATCAAGAAGTAGACGTATCAACATTTTATAATAATCAAACCAAACCAATTTGCAATATTGTATCAGATTCTAGCAATGTATTGATAATAGTTCCTACATATACTACTATTACTACATATGATTATAATAGCACCACTAGTGTTATTACAGAATATACTATTGACCCAACCAAATGGTACATTAAAATATACGCCTGGAAGTAAATATGTCAACCACCTGTAATTTAATACAACAAGTAAAAGTTAGTGACTTAGTAAGATATAATGCTCTAACAGCTAAAGATTTAATACTGACCATTGAGTCAGGATCATCAAATGATTTATATTCTAGAAAAAGCACATTTGGGGATGTAGTTGATTTTCTATCAAATGTTACGGGATCATACACAGGAAGCTTTTCTGGTTCAGCAAAGACATTAAAAGGCATTTTCACCGGAAGTTTCACAGGTAGTTTTAAAGGTTTAACTACTGGTATTTTCAGCGGAAAAAGTACAGGCAGTTTTACAGGCAGTTTTAAAGGTTTAACTACTGGTAAGTCAGTTACTTCTGGATCTTTGAGTGGAAGTTTTTATGGATCTTTACTATCTAAAAAAGCAAATTTATCTGGTAGTTTTAGCGGTAGTTTATTTGGATCTTTAGTAAGTAAAAATTCTAAATTAACAGGAAGTTTTAATGGTGTAACAAGAGGTCGTTTTTCAGGAAGTGTATCAGCTAGTATAAAAGGTTATATTAGTGCTTCCAATCATTATAACGCAAATAAAAAAGTAGCATTTTATGGTACGGCTAGTTGTGCTAAAACCGCATCCTATGCTTTGAATCTTGGGGGATTAGTATCTGGAACAGGTACTTCAAATCAATTTACTTATTGGTCTGGTACAAGTACGTTGGAATCTACCAATTATATTGTAAGAAATAGCACTATTAATAATTTAGGTAGTATGCCTGCGGGTAGAATTACGGTCAATAACCCATTACAATTTAATGCTGTCGGAGAACAAATAATACAATATTCATCCTCTGGAAATTCAATTTATGGATTGGGATTGCAAAATGGAAATAACTATTTAAGAACTACAGCTAATTTTGCGATTTATTATTCTGGATCACACGTTAATAGTAGTTTTCTTACCGGCAAAGATATAACTTGGCAATCTGGTAAATCAGGATGGGGAGTACTAGGAATTAGACAAAGATTATTAAGTGTTGGTAATGTTGTAAGTTCTGATAATGTTAATGCACAATTACATTTACATTTAAGTGGTTCAACAGGTTGGCCAACTGGTTATAATCCAAATACAAATGTATTTTTAATTACATCAGGTAGTAATCAAACAAAATTGTTACGCGTAAGCGGAAGTGGTCAATTAGATGTAAGAGGAGACATAGTAGCACTTTCTACATTTGCAACTTCCGATTATAGATTGAAAGAAAATATAAAGCCGTTGGAAAACGGTTTGGATAAAATAAATCAAATAAATCCTATTGAATTTATCTGGAAATCAAACAAGAAAAAAGACTATGGCGTTATTGCTCAAGAAATAGAAGCTTTATATCCAGACTTTGTTTCGGAAAATTTGGAGGGGTATAAAGTTGTTAAATACAATCCTCTCGTTGCTTTATTAATAAAATCTATTCAGGAATTACACAAAGAAGTTCAAGAACTTAAAAATAAAAATTGAATTTGATATATATAGGGTATATGCCTGTAAATATATTAAATCGATTCGGACCATTGAGTTTTAAAAGTCAGACTAATAATACTGAAAATCTTTCTATAAACAGTTTATTAAGTAACTTTTACAACCCAGGATCTAATAATTTTTCATTATCACAGAGTTATTATCAAATTGAGAATAGAGTTGGTAATCCAAATACAGACACTAAAACAATTAATATAACTAATCCACTTGGCGCTGGCTTTATAAACAAAGACAATAATCGACCAATAAAATTTAGTGAGTTTTATGGATCATCATTTTTTAGCAGTTCATTTAAAGTGGAAGCTTCTACGGGTATATCAACTGTAAAAATTTATTCTCCGAGTGTAATTCAAAATAATAATTTTTTAACAAATAATATACAAGACAAAGTTTATCAATATACGTTATATTCAAAATCAGATGTTACAATTCCAATTGCTGATTCAGGATGGAATAAAGTTTTTTCATATGCCAAATCAGGAGATAACACAGAACAATTTTATAATTTGGTAAATACAAAAGCTTATAAATTAATCGCTAAGGATTGTCTTTCAAATGCATTTAGTTCAAGTATGTTTATTGGTACGTGCGCTAGTAGTGTTACCGATAATACTACTTATACATATAATATAACTGCGGCAGATCTACCTACAGCTAGTTCATTATTGTTACAAAAAATAAATGAAGACAAAGTTGTTAATCAATACACAAACACAAAGTTGACGGATCTATCTAATATATTAACCAACTTAAATAATTTATTACAAAACCCAAATATATCTACATTTAAGTCTTCAGGTCAACTTTTACCTACTATCGTTTACAAAGATAACCTAGGATATAATAGAACATTAAACTTCGATGGACTGATTTTGCAAAAATCAAATGTACCAAATGGAACTTTAGGGTATTTTTATATAGGTTTAGTAACGGCTACAAGTTCGGGCGGTACAAATCCAACATTTGAATATGCATTTGAAAATACATCAACCTTTGGAAAAATAACTTTGTATATTATAGGCACTCAAGATTCAAGTGGAACATCTTGTACACCACCGCCGGCGCCGACAACAGTTGGAAATTTTCCAACCAATATTTCATTTACAGGCCCGAGATGCGGTTATTTAGATTGCGGTGATGGTTATACTCAACCAGTGTGTAATCCAACTTCCACCACGCAAATAAAACATAGTGGTAGCTTCATAATCACGAATAATAACAATGCGGAAATGTTAGCTACTATAAGTCCAACTTGGACAAAGTTAGACGGTACTCCATTAGATTCACTTGTAAGTACTGTATCTTTTACCCCCACAGGAATGTTTTCTATTCTCGCTAATAGTACTAAAAAAATAAGTATTGGTTTCGGTTTATCGGATTATCAAAATACACTTCAACCAAAAACTTTTACGGCTAAAGGTTCGGTTAATCTAACATTACCACTGGGATATTCTCCACAATCGCAAAATTGTGAAATTTTAGCTAATTTTGATAAAAATTCATGTAATATAAGTTTGCCTCTTAAACAAACATGGATTACACCTAGTTCTTGGCAAGCTGTGGGAAATCAGTTATCTTGCAATTCAAATCCAAATTCTGCTCAGATTATATCAAATCCGTCTTCTACAATTCAAGTGAGACACAGTGGTAGTTTTACAATAACAAATAATTTCATCAAACCAATTACATTTACATTTAATAAAAATAATTGGCAAAATCAAAATGGAACTACTATAAATCCATTACTTACTCCAATTGAAATGGATCCGGATTCGCCAATTACTTTACAACCAAATCAGAGTAAAAAAATATCCGTATCATTTGGAAAAGCTAACTATAACAATCCAAGTCAACCAGCTACAGTTGATTTAAGATGTCCGTTTACTGCTACAACAGATGCCGATTTTTATATAAATCCAGTCACTGAGAATTATTTTTATTTTTCCTCAGATAAAAATAGTTGTGTTGTTGTCAATCTTAAAACGCCAAATTGGCCTGTAAGTATAGGTTTGGGCGGAGATAATGCTATAAATTGTGATTGTGGAACATCAACTTCGCCGCAAGTATGTGATCCTACACTTTTAACACAAATAAAACATACTGGCAGTTTCATAATTACAAATAACAATCCTGATTCTATGACCATTACGTTGAATCAAAACTGGACCAATAATGATGGAAGTGTATTAAATTCACTTTTATTGCCTATTATTATCGATCCGCAATCTCCTATTTCGATTGAACCTTATAAATCTAAAAAAATAAGCATCGGCGTTGGAATTTCAAACTATACAAACGAAAGTCAACCTAAAAGTATAGATATAAAAAATTTAGCAGTCGCTTCTTTACCTGCTGGTTACACGGAAACGTCAAAAGACGTATCAATTAGATTTTCGTCCGATAAAGATAAATGCAAAAAACAAGTTGTTGTACCTGTTGCTCCTCCAGTAGTTACACCTGTTACTAGTAATTTAGGGTGTATAAGTTATAATCCTCGTATGCTTGAAAGTTGGACGCAAATAAAACTTAGAACGGTGGTAACAATTGCATATAAAACTGGTACATCCGCTGATAAAACTTTTGCCAAAGCAGTTGTTAATGCTTTGCCAAATTTAGGATGTACATTACCAACAAGTATAACACAAGATGGTTATTCAGTTGGTATCAATTGGACTTTGGATAATGAAGGGGAACAAAGTTATGCATGTACAACAGGGACATCAGGTCAATTTTCAGGCACTTATACAGTTGTAACAACCAATGCCATATTAGGAAGTGCAAATTTTTATATATTGTTCTTAAGAAAAAACAATAATAATCTAGACGGTGAAAATTACATTAATTTGTGTCAGACAGGTGGTGTTTCGTCAAGTGGTGGAGGGTGACCAGCTGCTTGGCAATTGATGGAAACTTTAGAACGAGGATTTATACCCGCTAGAGAAATTGAAATAGGTATGCATCTTCGTGACACTGAATTTGGTAAATGGAATAAAGTAAGTAAAGCGTACATTGATAGAGCGCCAATATATAGAACAATTATTGATGGACAAATATTTGACGTTGATAATAGTCACAAATGGTACATTGGAAACGGAGAATGGACAACTGTTACAGAGATTAAAAAAGGCGATAAACTCGAAAATGTAACAGGTGAAAAATTAACTGTAACTGATAATTTTGTGTTATATGAAAACGAAGAATTTATGCATTTAAACTGTGAAAATAGTAGATTTGTTATGGGAACTGGTATTATTGGTCACAATTTTCCATTTCAAAAATTTTAATTTTTTTTGATATTGACAACTATATATTACTGATGGTAAAGTACTATCACGGCAATGCTCGAGTGAGGTTGCTAAGATAATAAGTTCAATAGAATTATTAAAAGAAAGGTAAATATATGGCAGTAATTAAATATAGTAGTCCGTTTACATTGCGTCACATTGACCGTGACGAATTTCTAACTCCGTTTGATCGTGTATTTGATGAAGTATTCGCAAATCACTTTCCTGAATTAACAAAAGAACTTGGAGTTGGATTCTTCGAAAAACAGAGTTATCCCCGTGTAGATGTAGTTGATTATAATGATCGTGTGGAAATTTTAGCGGAAATTCCAGGTCTAAGTAAAGACGAAGTATCGGTTGAAGTACAAGAAAATGTACTTACCATTAGTGGTCAAAAGATCAAAAATGTGGAAGATAAAGAATCTACTGGAAAATATATTCGTAGAGAGTTGAAACATAGTAGTTTTAAACGTAGTTTCACTCTTGGTGATCAGATTGATAAATCAGAACCACAAGCAAAATTTGAAAATGGTTTATTAAAAGTAACACTAGCAAAAATAAAGCCGGTTATTCCGGTAACTAAGAAAGTAAAGATTGGTTAAGTAATATTCAATCAAGGTTATATTAAACCCCGTTATTAATAACGGGGTTTTTATTTTTTTAGATATTTATAGATATGATAAAATTTAATAATTTAGTAATATTCACATCACTTTTAATAGCCGGATGTGCAGCTTATTTTAGCGTATACGGTATAGGTCTACTATTTTCCGGGGCTACAATCGCTGCTATGGTAATGGCATCTTCATTAGAATTGGGAAAATTGGTAACTACATCTTGGTTATTCAAATATTGGAGTAAAGCTCATTTGTTGATGAAGACTTATATGATAGTAGCTATATTTGCTCTTATGGCTATAACTTCATTGGGTGTATTTGGATTTTTAACAGCGGCTTTTCAAAAATCATCATTAGAAACTGAATTATCCGTTAGCAAAATATCCACGTTAGAAACACAGAAGAATGAAGAAAAGATCAAAATGGAATCCATAAAAAAGTCTATTGATAGAATTTATTCATTAAGAAGTTCACAAGAAGGTAGATTAACCGAAGTGTTAACCAATACGTTAATAGCTAGAAATCCAATTCAATTGCAGAACATACAAAATCAAATCAATGATCAGATTACAGATCTAAACAAACAATTAGATTCTGAAAATGAAAAGTTTAAAGTTTACGGCGATAAAGTTACAAAGATCGATGAAGAAATTTTCAAATTGAAAGTAGATAATAGTCAAAAGAAAGATATTACCACGTTTAAGTTTGTAGCAGATCAATTCAATACTACAATTCAGAATGTAGTGAAGTGGTTTATAGCTGTGTTAATTGCCGTGTTTGACCCTTTGGCAGTTATATTGTTATTAGCTTATAATATAAGCACAAACAAAACTTATACCGATGACGAAAAAAATTACGAATTATACAAAAAACAAGAAAATAAAAAAGAAGAATCTGTGGAAAATAAAGTTGAATCTACAGTTATAGAAAAAATAGTGGAGAAGCCAGTTGAGGTTGAAAAAATTGTAGAAAAAATAGTGGAGAAGCCAGTTGAGGTTGAAAAAATTGTAGAAAAAATAGTGGAGAAGCCAGTTGAGGTTGAAAAAATTGTAGAGAGAAAAACAAAAGGTGGTGTAAGAGGAATGTTTAGCTTTTAACAAATAAAATAATTTTTAAATGATTTTTCACTGATCCACTATATATGTAATTATACTTATGGATGAATCAGAGTTAAAAGAATTGTACAAATTGATAAAAAGATCGTATGACGAATCTTGTTGGAAAACTTTAAACGATGCTTTAGATTACATTTCAGAGTTTGTAGAAGTAGACGAAGAGTCAAATTTAGAAAATGATTAATATATTACTATCGTTGGGTCTGTTTATTTCTGTTTTGTGTAATTTGTTTTTATTGATCGCACTCAAAAGATCATTTAGTCAAATTGATATGCTTGAGGATTGGATTATAAATATTAAAAAAGAAATAAATAGTACATATAATAAATTGAAAGAAACTGACAATCGTGGTATCTTTGAAAAAGATGACGATGTTGGTTTTCTTTTCGCAGACTTAAAAAAAATAATTGAATCTTTGAATCAAAAAGTTAGTGAAGAAGAAAACGACTCTGTTTAACATTATTATTTTGAATGAAACAGTTTAAAAAAACAAAAGTCATTGGTAAAAAACCAAATAAAATATTAATTAAAAAGAATCATAAAGTTACTTCTATGGTAAAAACTATCAAGAAAAAGACAAAAAAAATAAATAAAATTTTTATCCCAAAGTCGTCGAAAAAACCTAATAAAAATAAGTTAAAAATAACTTATGAGCCAAAAAAATTATCGGATATAAATGTTCCTAGAAATATCACAGATAAAGATATAATAGTAATAAATGAAGTAAATCCAATCAATAAAGAGGTAGAAGAACTTACAGAAGTAAGAAAAAAAAGAAGAGGTAGAAACAAAAAAGAAAAAATATACTTTTCTAGAAAAACCGAAGAAGCTATTATTGAATATAATTCAGAAGAAGATTTAACAAAAAGAAATGAAATATATGAAACGCGTATAAAATATAGTTTTGATAAATTAGTAGAAAATATATTCAACACTTTTAAATTTACTTATTTTGATAACAGTCCACTAGAAATTCAAAAAGAAACAGTAACACATTTAGTATCAAATATTCATAAGTTTGAATCGGGTAAGGGTAAAGCTTTTAGTTATTTTAGCATAGTTGCAAAAAATTATTTAATATTCCATAACAATAATAACTACAAAAGATTCAATCAGCACGTAGATATTAGTGAAACTCCAGATGAAGATAGTGTATGTTTACAAACTGAAGACGCACATCATAGAGAAATGCAAACCAAGGAGTTTATGAAACTTTTGATAAACTATTGGGAAAAAAATGTAAATAAAATCTTCACAAAACAAAAAGATTTAAATATAGCATATGCTGTTATAGAATTGTTTCGTAATAGTGATAGAATTGAAAATTTTAACAAAAAAACACTTTATTTATATATAAGAGAATTAAGCAATTGTAAGACTCAACAAATAACTAAAATTGTAAATAAAATGAAAAGTTATCAAAATGTTGTTAGTAAAAACTATATAAATAACGGTAAAGTTTAAAGTTAAAAAAACAAATAAACCACTCAAATAGAGTGGTTTTTCTATTTATACTTATATGGATCTGAATTTTGAAATTTATAAAGGAAAAAACTTTTCTGGACTTTGCAAAGATATTGTAAAAAACTCAGAAAGTAAAAAAGATCAAATAGATATATTGATATCTGAATTGAGAAGTTTGATTAAAACAGTAAATGACGCAACCATCATTGTTCCTATGATCAAAGATTATTACGATGTTGGTGTAAAAAACGATGAACAGTTAGTAAAATTAGCTGCTGTAATTCAACGCTTGTTAGCAAAAGGTGAAGCGAGTGGTGAAGGCTCGGCAATGGTGTTAAGTGAAGATGAAAGAAAACAATTGATGGATGAGGTTATAACTATCAGTAAAGGTGAATAAGTATGGTTAATACAGACATTTCTAAAGCCAATAAATCCCCACAGTTACAAGATCAACAAATTAAAGATTTGGTTGATATTCGTTCACCTTTGCAACTCGCCGTTGTAGTCGATGTTATATTTAACGAAAACCACGTTAAATTACAAGATGCGTATAAACAAAAAATAAATCCTCAAACAGTACCGCTCAATTATAAAAACGAACCAGCAAATGAGGAAGACGTTGATTTTTCGTATATAGGTCGAGCTAAGGTGAGAATATTGTCTCAAGAAAAAAAGTCATCTGTAGAAAAATTACCGTGGGCAATACCTTTAGATCAAACTATCACACAATATCCATTAGTAAATGAATTGGTATTGGTACAAAAAGTCGGTAGCAATTACTACTATAGTAAACCAGTTAATAAATTTAACTTTCCTACCAATATAGATTATACAGTAGAAACGGTCTATAGTGAAAACGGAAAACCCGCCGTACCATTTTATTTTGACAGCAATAGAGCTACATATACATCCGCGCCTATATATTCAAAATACAACAATATTGGATATGTAGGTGAGTATTTTATATCTAATCCTTTTATACGTTTAATTAAAAAGAATGAAGGAGATACCACAATTGAAAGTAGATTTGGTCAATCAATTAGATTTAGTGCGTATGATAATAATCGACTAAATGACAAAGGATCATATCCATCTTATGATTTGAATAAAAATTTACTCAAAGAATCGTCCGATGGGGGGTACGGCAATCCAAAAATAACCATAAGAAATCGTCAAAGAAATATAGCACTTGATGTGCCACAACAACTTCATCCAAAGTTACCACCTATTCCAAAAATAACACCAATAGAAAAAAACTTTGGCGGTCAAGTAGAAGAAGATATAAATAATGACGGTAGTACTATTCAAATAACAAGCGGAAAAACATTTAGTGAATGGAAAACAACCGTTTACAAAAGTATTTTTGGTAAAACAGTAGATGGAAATCCCACAGAAGAACAAACGAAATTTAATCCTAAAAATTCCAGTTATTTTGTATTTCCAAGTTTAAACGGAGACCAAATTGTACTGAATACAGATAGATTAGTACTTAGTAGTAGATTCGCAGAAACATTTCATTTTAGTAAAAAACGTTATGCTGTGGCTACTGACAGTGAATATACAGTTGATGCTAATGATAATGTTGTAATAACCACGAATAACGTTGCTTGTGTAAATGCACCTCAAATCTTTTTGGGTCAATACGGTGAAACAAACGAACCAGCTTTGTTGGGTCAAACTACAGTAGACTGGATGTATGATTTGTGTAATTGGTTGTTAGACCACGTACATTGGTATCATCACGTACACCCACATCCACATACTCATCCAAGATCAGGAAATGCAACTCCGGAAAATACAAAGGATGCTAATCCGGATCAAACGCAAATACCAGTACAACAAATCAAGCTTAAACTACTAAGAGATAATCTGCACAAGACATTGAGTAGAAGAGTATTCGTTACTGGAGGTGGTTATGCGCCTGGTAGTAATGGAGTTAAACCAACAGGTAGTGGCGGTGAATGTAGAGATCCAGTTGAAATTAACACGGTTACAGGAGCAGGTGTTGTCGGCGATTTCAAAGGTAGAAATCGTCGTGAAGGTCCTGTACAAATTGAATTTGAACTTGAGGATTAATATCTATGGCAAAAAATAATGAAATATTTGATACACCAATAGTAGATCTTTTAGGTAATTTACAATCAAGTAAAAAACCTCTTAAGATTATTAATGATGCAAATAAAGAATTGAATATTGACCAATACTTCAATGGAAAAACATTTGCTGGTTCTGTAGATAGTATTAAAGAATCAGTTAAAAAGTCTAATTTACCCGACTCAATTAAAAATAAAGTTGAAAACTTAAGCAGTGATTTTTGGACGGATTTAAATCTAGCATTTGAAAGAGACGAAAATGCTACGAGTAATATAATAATAAATTTACCAAATAAAAAATATCATATTATATATGAAATTACATATAGACCGTGGTACATTTCACAATATAAACCTACTGTTGCCGATGATTTTTTGAAAAACGGATTTAACCCTCCCAGTAAAAGAAAAACTTATCAATTTTTTGGAGATTGGGTTGAAGCAGTTTATAACGCCGACGTATTTCTTCTAAGAGGAAAATTTAAAGATTATTTAAAATTTCAAAATTTAGCATATTATGGATCACTTCAGACATTTGATATTCTTAAATCCGCGGCAAACAAAGGTGACAAAGAATTAAGACGAGATTTTGGTGCAGTTTTTAATTTACCAAATGATCCTGATCCAGCTTTACCTGGCCCACCTACGCAAACTATATCTGGAGTAACAAATAAAGCTCCTGTTGTAGATAATCCTAATATAAAACTTCCATCTCAAGAAGTTAAGGGGTTAGACGCAAATGCAGCACAACAAGCAGCAACACAAGCGCAAGGCGCAGCATCTAATGTGGTGTCTCAAGCACAAAGTGCAACTGGCGGATTGGCATCTCAAGTTCAAGGTGCGGCTGGTCAGGCACAAGGTGCATTAAATAATGCTCAACAATCGGCGGGGGGAGTATTAAATAACCTATCATCCGGAGTTAAAGGTGCATTAGGAGGTGGTGCTTTAGGTGCAGGTATAGGAGCATTAGCCGGTGGTGGAAAAGGAGCTTTAATTGGAGCTGGAGCCGGAGTTTTGGCTGGGGGTATAGCGGGTAGTTTAGTTGATAAACTCAATCCAAAGGGTATTAAACCAGATGGATTGGGTAAAGATTGGTCACCTGATAAATTTAGTCCTGAAACTATTGCCGGAAACGATAAATTCGTAGATCCAAAGACTGGAGTTATAGGATCAACCTCAAAATTAGCAGCTGGATTAAAAGGTGGAGTATTAGGAGGCGCACTTGGAGCTGGTGTAGGTGCATTAGCGGGTGGTGGAAAAGGAGCTTTAATTGGAGGATTGAGTGGTACTGCACTTGGAGCTGGTTTATCTGTTGGTGGAGTAACCGGCGGCGTTTTGGCTGGTGGTGGATTGGGGGCTGGTATTGGTGGATTGGTTGGTGGTGGAAAAGGAGCGGCAATTGGTGCTGTTTCTGGGGGTGTAGTTGGTGCGGCTGCAGCAAAATTAGCAAGTGTTAAGAAAAATATGCCTAAACCTAATATTCCTAAACCACCCAGTACACCTCGTATAAAAATTGTAAAATTACCAAAACCACCTGATATAAAAGTAAATACGGATTTATTAAATTTACCTAAATCTAGTTTTAGTTAATAATTATATATAATAGTATGAAAATAGAAGTATTAAAAGAATTCATTAAGAAAACTGTACAACAAGAAGTTCGTAGCATAGTTCAATCCGAAATTAAACTTCAATTGGCCGAAGTATTTTCAAAAGAAGTATCACAACCAAAGAAAAAGTTGTCGGATTCTAGTTTGGAACAAGAAATAATGAAAGAGTTAGAATCTTTAAACGAGTCTTCCACTGAAGTAGAACAACCAAAACCAGTGAAGAAATATGTTAAATATACAAACAATCCGATGTTAAATGATATATTGAATCAAACCACAGGTGGAGTACCTCAAGAGGGTGGTATGGTTAGCACGTTGGGTGGATATGGAGGTAGTACACCAGAAGTTATCAACGAAACAAAAGTACCTACTAACGCCACAGAACCAGTTAAAAGTGTATATAGTGCTTTAAATAGAGATTATAGATCATTAATGAAAGCTGTAGACAAAAAGAGAGTTAAGGCTTAATTATGGCTAAAAAAGCGTTAGGACTTAAAATACCATTTAGATTGGGTCAGGATGGTTATTTTGAAACAAATGTTGAAACTATTTCTCAAGTTTCAAGCAATATTAAAAACCTTTTGTTAACCAGACCAGGTGAAAGACGATTTAATAATGCTTTTGGTTCATCGCTATATGGTGTTTTGTTTGAACAAAACGAATTAGAACAAATGTTGCCTATGTTAGTAAATTTAATACAGAATGATGTAGATAGATTTATGAACGGCGTTATTGTTGAAGATGTTAAAGTTAAATTATTGGAAAATGATATTATAAATAATGACTATAACAAAATATTTATAAAAGTAGCATTTAGTTACAAAGCGCTAAAATCTACGACTGAAGTAATTATCACAAATACAAATATATAATGCAACAATTAATAAATAAAACATTTAGAGCTAATACAAAAGACGTTTTGTATTTGAATCGTGATTTTACTTCTTTAAAACAACAGTTAATAGATTTTACAAAACAGTATTATCCACAGAGTTTTAAAGATTTCAGCGAAAGTTCACCTGGTCAGATTTTTATTGAACAAGCTTCTTTTGTAGGCGATGTATTATCTTATTATACAGACTATCAATTCAAAGAAAGCTTCATACAATTTGCAGGTGAACGAAAAAACATCATAAATCAGGCTCTTTTTTTGGGATATAAGCCAAAAGTTTCTTCTGTATCATCTACTCAAGTTGAACTTTTCCAATTGCTGCCCGCTACAAGAACATCTGGTGTAAATGGAGAATATATACCAGATGAGAAGTACTGTTTGATATTAAAACCATATACTCAATTATCTAGTGTATCAGGTATATCATTTATTGTAGAAGAAAGTGTAGATTTTAGTCAAGATACTTTGTTTTCGCCTAGAGAAATAAGCGTTTATAACCGTGATGGTACAGGAGCTCCTTTGTTTTATTTAGTTAAAAAAACGGCTCAATGTTATTCGGGTAGAATAATAACAAAAACATTTACAGTTGGAGATCCTCAACCGTTTTATAAATTAAAATTGGACGAAACTAACGTTGTTAAGATCATAAGTATTGTAGATTCAAATGGCATTAATTACTATGAGACACAATATCTTGCACAAGACACAATACCTATATTGGTTGATAACGTCCCACTAAATAACCAAACATTATCCCCATATAGAAGTGAGACTCCTAAAATATTGAAGTATTTAAGAACAGAACGTAGATTTATAACAACTGTAGATCAAAATAATTTTACATATATACAATTTGGAGCTAATACTGAAAACTACGAAAACACTGTAATTATTCCTAATCCAACTAATGTAGGAGTTGCTTTATCAAATTTAAAAAACTTAAATATATCTTTAGATGGAACCAATGTATTAAAAGCAAATTCTTATGGAGTGTCTCCATCAAACACAACATTAACAATAAACTATGTAGTGGGTGGTGGTTTGGAGTCAAACGTAAATTCGGATGAAATTAATAAAATATCAATCACGGATTATCTTAATGATGTAACCAGTTTAACTGATAGCGAAGTTATTTTATTAAATAACATAAAAAATTCATTAAGAGTAAACAATCCACTTTCAGCAACTGGAGGTAATGAAGCTGACACGAACGAAGAAATAAGACAAAATGCTATATTGAATTTTTCCTCTCAAAATAGAATGGTTACATCGGAGGATGTTTTGTTGCGTGTATATTCTTTGCCAACTTATTTGGGTAACATATCTAAAGCATATGTCGAAAGCAATTCAAGCCGACGTATACAATATAATCAGTTAATCAGAGGGGTTGTGGATGCAAATGGAAATGAAATTTTAGATTTAAATCCTCTTAACCCACTTGATAGAAGAAAGTTTTTGGAAGCTAGTAATCCATTTACAAACAATCTTTATATATTAGGATATGATGTTAATAAAAAATTAACAAAGTTAAATCCAGCTACTCTAAATAATTTAATAGCTTACTTAAACAATTTCAAAATTTTAACAGATAAAATAAATATAATAGATGGTTATGTTATTAATTTAGGATTGAACTTCAAAATTACGGTGTTTAATGGTTTCAACAAAAGAGATGTACTAAATAATTGTATACAATCGGTTAAGAATTATTTAAACATTGATAATATGAGTTTCAATCAACCAATCAATTTGAGTCAATTAACATTTGAAATGATGAAAAACGAAGGAGTTCAATCGGTTATAGAATTGAAAATAAAAAATTTAACAATTGATGATGGAGATTATTCACCTGTAGCATATAACGTTGATATTGCTACTCAAAACAATATTCTTTATCCATCTAAAGACCCATCTGTGTTTGAAATTAGATATCCAGATAACGATATAAAAGGATTGGTAGTATAATATGCATATTTTCATTTATCCATCACAAGATACTTATATTAACAATTCAAAAAAATTTGAAAACAAAAATTTTGGATTGGACGAAATACTCGAAATATACGCATCTAATTCTGGCAGAACAACCGTATACGACAATCCAAATTGGCACACTCCACCTCAAAACTCTTCGTCTTATGGAAATAACGGGTGGTTAGCTTATACAACTTCTTCACTTTATATTTATTCAGGCAGTAAATGGTATGCATTTAATTTAACGTCATCTGTAATTCCTAATACTTCTTTTATAGCGAATTTTAACGGACGATTGCAAAATGTCAGAACGGGTGTTAAAAAACCACTATATGTTAGTGGATCTGCAAATTTTGCGTCTGGTTCTTTTACGGGCAGTATAAATATAACCAGTTATTCTCAATTTACCGGTTCG